CCGATACCCGTTACCAGTTCCACAACGGCAGTAAGGCCGTCTGCTACGGCATCATGAGCCAAATTGACGGTGACGGCCTGAGTATCGGTTCGCTGGAAGAAATCGACGACATGCCGGCCGACCGGCTATTTTCCCGCTTCCTGCCGATGCTGGGTTCGGCCCGGCGTCTGGGGGTGGATAGTTCGGTGAGTTTCGACCCGCAGATCCGTATCACCGGCGTGTACAAAGGGGCGGACGTGCTGACCCAGTTGATTGATACCGGCGGCTACCATGTATTACCGCCGGTAGACGTGTATCTCGGTATCGAACTGGGTATTTTGAATCAGGCGTTTGTGGATGAGATGAAGGAACAGTTACCGGATTCGGAGTGGATTCGGCAGTTCTTGTGCATCAACGTTTCGGCGCAGAACCATATTTGGGAAAAATACATCCGTCGCGCGATGGCGGTAGGCTTGTCAGCCGGTTTGCAGGCTGCCTGCCCGCTGCCAGGCGGCCGCTACCGCAAGAAAGGATTGCTCAGTTTCGGTTATGACCATTCCGGCCACGGCGAGAGCGCACATGCTTCCAAGTCTGCTTTGGTGGTGTGCGAGCAGGTGGGGAATTTCGCCACCTTCCCATTTGTGAAAACGTGGCCGGCGGGAACCGATGATGCGGTGGTGCAGCGTGACCTGTTCGGCTTTTGGGAGTATTTCCGCCCGGATTACGCGATGGGCGACGCCTATGGCTTGGGTATGCTGACCAACCTGAACGATATGCTGTTTGTTCGCGGTCTCACCGATATCGACCGACGCAGTATCGGTGATGGGCAATCGACTGCTTCGACGTGGATGCACTGGCCATTCGCCCCTATCCGTTTCGAGGGGATGACCAAACATAATATGGCCAGCTTGCTGCGCACCGCCTTTCATAACGGGCAGGCCGCTATCCCGTATGTGGACGACGGCAGCGACGCGCTACGGACAAAAAACGCGGCGAATACCAGTTGGGGGCCGAGCCGATTGGACGAAATCGGTGCCGACAGCAGCGATTTTGCGCTCTTTATCAGGCAACTGGGTAATGTGAAATCGGCCCCGGCGAAAAACGCTGCCTACAACACCTACAAGATGGCGAACCCGAAAATCGGCGACGACTTATTCGATGCGGCCTGCGCGGCGGTATATGCAATGGTTACTGCCGGTATCGAGAATTACCAGCCGGGCGTAGTGCTGACGCGGCGCATCAGCCAAGAGCAACTACTGGGACAATTATGAAACCGAACCGACCGCCACCCCGCCCTCTTTCCGAGCAGGAAAAAATCGAAGTGACCCGTAAGCGGGCGGAATGGATTGCCGCCTTCGGCGAGGACGACGACATGATTCGCCGGTTATATGAGGCGGGACTGATCGAAGGTTGGCGGTCAATCGTTAAAGTGGAGCGAATCGAAAATGGGGATCATCAATAGGCTGCTGCGCCGTTTCGGGCGCAGCCAATCCGATGCCATGCTGACTGGTGAGGAAGCGCACGGCATAACCAGCGAAATCGGGATGCGGCCAACGCCGGAGCGGCAGCAGCGGCTGGAATACAGCTGGGAAACTATTGACTACGACTACCGCGCGGTGGTGCTGGATGTCCGGCGTATGGATCGCGAAGACGGGCGGGTAAAGCGCATCCATAACCGGGTGGCGCGCGACGTGACACGTGGCGGATTGGTGCTGCTGCAGGCCGACCCAAGCGCGAGGGTACAGCAGGCATGGCGCGAATTCGTACGCCGTCTGCAACTGGACAATGCGCAGAAACTAAAATCGGATGCGCGCGGGCTGGTAATGGAAGGTAACCTACCGATGCAGTGGGTGCTGGATAATAGAGGGCAGGTGGTGGCAGCAGTGCGCATGCCGGCGGAAACCATCCGTCCAATAGTGGGCAACGACGGCCGCTTCAAGGATGTGTCGGCGGCTTATGCGCAATACGATTTCCAACGTGGTCAAGACATAGCAGTGTTCGGGCTGTGGCAGCTGACACTGGCGCGGCAAGACCCAGACAACTTTGATGACCTCTCTTCTCTCGGTCGGCCGTTTTTGGATGCCAGCCGCGAGATTTGGCGCAAACTGCGGCTGACGGACACCGACTTAGTGATCCGCCGCCACCACCGCAGCCCGATGCGCCTGTCGCATGTGTTGGAAGGGGCGAGCGCGGAGGATTTGGAAGAATACCGCCAGCATACCGAAGCCAACAAAGACCAAATCACCACCGACTTTTATTCCAATAAAAAGGGCGGGGTGCAGGCGGTGCAGGGGGATGCCACGATGGGCGAGATTGCCGATGTGGTATATCTGCTGGACAGCTTTTTTTCAGGCAGCCCTTTGCCGAAAGGGCTGGCTGGCTATACCGACGGGCTGGCACGCGACATCTTGGAAGACTTGAAGCGCGACTACTACGACGAAGTGGATCAGATACAGGACGTGCTGGCGATGGTGTACCAGCAGGGCTTCCGGCTGCACCTACTGCTGCAGGGCATCCCAGCCGATGCGGAAAATTTCAGGGTGTCATTTGCCGAACGGCGTACCGAAACACTGAACCAGACCACCGACCGGGCGCTGAAACTGAAAGCACTACAGTTGCCGCAGTCGATGATTTGGGAGGAGCTGGGCTACAACCCCGCCGATGTGGAACAGCGGCGTGAGAACGATGAAAAGAACTATGACCCTTACCCAGAGGATGCGCATGTGCCTAGCGTGAAGGTAACGCCGGGCAACGCACCGAAGGGAGAGAGTATGACGAGCGTGGGCAATCATGGATGATATTCCGCGCGCACCGCATTCGCGTCCTGATTTAGCCGAAACCTGGACACTGGTGGCGGCGATGGAGCAGTCCAGCCGGGCAGCCTACCGTGCCGCCGGTAAACGCATCCGGCAACAGGTGGCTGATTACGAGCACATTGGCATTGCCGAACTGGCGGAAATCCACCGCCTGCTGGATAGCGAGCTGAAGCAGCTGGAACAGGTACAAAATAGACTACTGCATGATGGCATGCTGGCCGCGGCGGCAGCAGCAGCACTGGGCTGGCACAGCAGCCGGCGTGAGCCGGAAGCAGAGCGGCTACTGGTACGGCACCTGCTGGATACGCCGCAGAAGGACGGGTTGAACTTGTCGGCGCGACTGTGGCGTATCCATGCCGGCGCGGCACGCGATCTGAAAAGTGTTGTGGATGTGGCAGTGCAGCGCGGTTGGGATGCTGAACATACCCTGCAGCGCACCCTGAATATCACACCTGAATTGAAGCAGGCGCTGGATGAGGCTGGAGCGGGTGCGGTGGCTAGGCGCCTAGAAGCTGGATTGCTGGCCAATCCGGGCAATGCTGCCATGAAATTCCGCCGCGTGCTGCGCACCGAAATCAACCGTGCGCACGGCGAGCGCTACAAGCAGCTGGCGCGGGCGGACGAGAATGTGGCTGGGCTGCGCTTTATGCTTTCGCCGCGCCATCCGCGGGTGGATATTTGCGACGAGCATGCGGCAGCGGATTTATACGGGCTGGGTCAGGGAGTGTATCCAGTGGACGAATGCCCGTGGCCGGCACATCCGAATACCTTCAGTTACACCGAAGCGGTGTATCGTGACGAAATCGGCAGCCTGAACCCTACGGTGGAAAAAGTACAAACCGAGATTGCTGCGGAAGCGGATGGGCTGTTGGAACGGGCCGCCGCCATCGAGCCGGTGATAACGGGCGACTTACAACGGATGGCTGCCGCCGTGCAAGCACGTATGGCCGGATTGGATTACCGTTTCAAAGGCCGCGAATCCCTAATTCGCAAGATTGAAAGCAAAACATGGCGGCGTGATGTAACACCGGCCCGTGCCGCCGCTAATATCACGGATGTGTTGAGATATACAGTGTTGTTGGACAGTGAGAGTTTTGTCAGCCAGTATTGGCAGTTGCAGGAGCAACTGGCAGCCAGCGGTTACCAAACCAACAAGGTGTCGAATACTTGGCGTAAAAATGCAGTGTATAAAGGTATCAATACGACCATAATCAAGAATGGACAGGTGTTCGAGCTGCAATTCCATACCGAGCAGAGCTTCAATTTGAAGAATAACGAGTTGCACAAACTCTACGAAGAGGCGCGGGAAATCTCCACCAGCACGGAAAGGCGTGCCGAATTGCAGCGGCAGATGGTAGAATTAAGTAGGCAAATCCCGACCCCGCCCGGCATCAGTACGATTCAAACGAAAGCAGGGACACGATGAAACATCAATATTGGAAAGTAGACGGTAACCCAGACATCATCATTCGCGGTGATGAAGATGAAGACGGCAATGTTTACGAATGCGCCTTCTTCAATCGGCATACCCGACAGTGGGACTACAGCGAATCCGGTTATTGGTGGGACGAGTGTTATATACAAGCCAATCTTGACGTATACGATCTGAGTGAGCAGGAAGCTTTAGCCCTGGTAGGTACAGTTTGAAATCTCCTAGTTCTGGTTATTCCGACGTCTTCTTTTAGCGCCCTTTTGGGCGCTTTTCTTTTGCCAAAAATACCCCTGTTTTGTCATGCGCAAACCGCCTAATCTGCCATTATTGTCAGAGGGAGTTTCAATGAAACCGCGAATTTACCGCTTATCCGAAGCGAAACCGAGATGCCGCCGTGTGTTGTCGGCAGCGGCTACGCCGCCGCTGTCTGGCAAGCAGACCTCATGGGTTACGATTACCCGCACTGGATCATTTACCGACCCTCGATACGGGCCATTTGAAATTACTTCGCCGATGCTGTTGAGCATGGTGAAGAACTTCGACGAGCAGGTGGTGGGGCAGGAGATTTACATCGATGTGAATCATAAACCGGGCGACGGTGCTGCCGCCAAAATCCTAAAGTTGAGGGTGGAAGGTACACGCCTGCGGGCATTGGCCGAATGGACCGATTACGGCCTGAAGGCGGTGCGGGAGCGTGGTTTCACCTATCTTTCCGCCGAATTTGCGGATAACTGGCAAGACAACGAGGGCGGTGCGTTTCACGGCCCGACTTTACTGGGTGCTGGATTGACGGTACGGCCCGTCATTAAGCGTCTAGATCCGATCACGCTGTCGTGCGAATCCGGCGGCGATACCCTGATTCTGGCCGAGCTGGCCGACGATTTGATGAAAAAAGCGAGAGCGAACATGGATAAATTGAAAGAATTTTTGAAAAAACTGGCCGAATCCGGCTATTCCGCCAATGTGCAGGCACAGGTGAAAAAACTGGCCGAGACGGCAGTGGACGAAAACACTGGCGAAGAAAAGGCCGCTGCAGTGATTGCCGAATTGGAAGGCGTGGCGAAAACCTTGGCCGCCGCCGAAACCGATGGCAAGAAACCGGCTGCCCCTGCGGCGGCGGCCACTCCGGCCGCCCCGGCTGCTGCGCCGGCACAGGCCGCCGCACCGGCTAAAACCTTGAGCGAAGACGATGTGGAGGCGCTGGTAGCGAAAAAGCTTGCGGAAGCAGAAAAGGCCAGAGTACAGCAGGCGCAAGCCCGTGAGGCCAACGAAAAGCTGTTGGCGGAAGAAATCGGCAAAGCCGAGGGCTTATCTGACGAGCTGAAAAAAGAATTGTCCGAAGGCGCCAAAGCGCTGTTGTCCGACCATGCCACCGAAGCGCAGGTGAAACAGTTGGCGCAGCACCAGATCAATATGGGCAACCGTATGGCAGCGACTTCCGCGCTGGCCGCAATGGGCTACAACGTGGCCGGTTCGCCGCACATCACTGTGCCGGACGAAGGGGCAAAACAATTGAGCCAGATTTATCAGGACAAGCTGAAGCAGTCCACGCTTTCAGGCAGCCTGAATTTCACCGACAAAGATAGTCCGTTTGCTCAGAAGGTGCTGTCCGAATTCGACCGCATCTTTGCCCGCGAGCTGAACGCCGAGCGCAAACTGCTGGCCGGCGGCGAAATGGATATGAACCGCAGCCAGCTGCCCTACGGTGTGCAGCGCGAGGTAATCCGCCAGTCGCTGCATGACCTGAACGTGCTGCAGCTGGTGCAGACGCTGACCGATTTCAGCGCCAATCAGACTACGCAAATCCCTTTCGAGGAGCGCGATTTGGCGCCGGTGTACAACGACGGCATGGTGTTTGAAGGCCAGCCGATCCCTTTTGCCGGCGTGAGCCAGAAAATGGATTTGGCCTATATCAACCAGATGAAGCTGGCGTTGTCGGTAACCAACGAGGTAGTGCATTTCACCCGTGCTTCCGTTATCAACTGGGACGCGCTGGGCCGCAACATCGAAACCAACGCCCGCATTCTGCGCGAGCTGGTGGCACGCCGCCTGATCAACGAAATCCAGCGCGCCAGCGACAGCTACGCCGCGATTGCGATTACCGATGAGGCGGTTACGCCGAACGCCACCAGCGGTATTTTCAAAACTGCGAAATTCCCGGTGGTGCGCCCGCATCAAAACCTGACTTTGCAGGGCGCGGCTGTTGGCGCGGCGGAAAATCCGATCACCATCAAGATTGGCGCCGCCGTGGCGAAAGCCTACGACGGCACCAATGCCCAACCTGCCGGCGACTACTTCCGCATCGTGGACTTGAACCAGGGTATTTTCCAGCTGGTGAACCAACTGGGTGCGCCGAAAGCCGGTGCCACCGGCGTGAAAATCTCCTACAGCCAAGCAACCAATATCGTGCTGTTCAACTTGGATGTGGCCAGTGGTAACACGCTGGAGAAACACCTGAACGGCCTGCTGCGCGAAGTGGGTGCGGCCAAGGCAAGCATGAGCGGCCAGCGTTACGAACATGTGGACTACCTGCTGATGAGCCCGGTGTTGAACGACACCATCAGCAATGCCGAGCAGTTTGTAGTGAGTTTGAAACGCAACGGCTCTGATACTACCGGCGGCGGCGATCTGATGAAGATTAAGGACATCCCCGCCTACTCGACCAATGCGCCGCATACCGATATGGGCGACGGCCGCATCATCATGGGCGTGCGCGGCAATACCAGCTATACGGTGACCAAACCGTTCAGCACCGGCGATCTGTTCGAGATCACCAATGCGCAAGGCCAGCCGCTGGGCAAGAAAGTGGCCTATGGCGAAGAGTACAACGCCATCCACACGCCGAAGCCAGTACGCCACCGCAGCATTTCGGTGGTGGTATACAGCAAAACCAGCCGTGACGCGATTTAAAACCCAAGGCCCGCCCCATACTGGGGCGGGTATAAGGATGAAACATGAAACAACTTCCCTATTACAACGACCAGCCGCACGCTGTTTTTGTGGGTGCGGTAATGATCCCGCCGGGGCATACCCGCTTGGTGGACGCAGCCTTACTGCCACAACCGGAAGCTGAACCCGCCCCACCCTCGCAGCCTGCCGACCCCTTGGTGGAACTGTTGAAAGGCAATGTGGCGCAGGTGGTGGATGCTATACCCAGTTTAAGCATCGAGGATCTGACCCGGCTCGGTGATTTGGAACAGACCGGTGGTCAGCGCAAAGGCGTGTTGGGCGCGATTGCGGCACGCCTGCTGGACGAATCGAGCCAGCAGCAGGACGGTGGTTTGCAGCAGCCCAACCAGCCGCCAGCCGTTGAAGAGACGCCTAAGCAGGATGCTGAAAAAGATAGTGAGTATCCCGAACAGGATACCAAACAAGAACAGGTTGCCGAATGACTACACTCACCGCCGCCGCGGAACGGCTGACCAGCTCCATGCTGGACAGCAAGCGTATGTTTAAGGACGAGGATTATCCCCGCCTACTGCGTACCGCGCTGGCCGCATTGAATGCGGTGCGGCCGTTGCACAAGGTGGAGGTGTTAAAGTTGGTGGCGTGGCAGACGTTGTATCCCTGCCCAGAAGACCTGAACTCGGTGTTTGCCTGCTGGTGGGGGCGTAGTTACAAAGCCCACACTGCAATCTGGGCGGACAACTACCCGGGTAGGCTGCCTGAATGGCGGGTATTGCCCGGCGCCCAAGGCCGGTTGCTGCAGGCACAACCGGCACCGAGTGCCCGGCAAATTCAGATATTAGGCAACCGCTGCGAGCTGGAATATTGTGCCGACCATGTGTTAACCGATACCGCCTGCACACTGGATGCGGAACTGCTGGATTTGCTGCATCTGCGCGCGCAAGCCGAAGCCATGCGCGATCTGGCCATGCGTAATGCCACTACCTCCTACCAGCTGCGCGAAGGTATCGGCAGTGTGCCGAGGAATGGTACGCCAGCCTACCTGTATCAGGAACTGTTGGCGGAATTCGAACGGCGGGTGCTGTGATGAGGATGCATTACCGCATTAACGACGCCCATGTGCTGGCCGCACTGCAGCAAGCGCCGGCAGCGATGGAGCGCCACCTGCAACGCGGGTTGGATGCGGCCGGACTGCAGATGGTGCAGACTGCCAGGCAGAAGCTTCGACAAAACGACAGCCTCGCACTTTCCACGCTGATTCAGGCAATCACGGTTGAGAAAACCGGCACGCTGGAGCGGGAAGTGCTGCCAGGGACTGATTACGCTATTCATCTGGAGAAAGGCACCCGCGCCGGTTACCGCCCGGCACCTGCGCCTCTGCTGGCTTGGCTGAGAACACGTCGGGCGGCAGAGCCGGAACGGGCGGTTTTCAGACTGCAAAAGCATATCCAACGCCACGGCACCAAGGCCCATCCGTTTTGGCAGCCGGCTTTTGAGGATGCGGCGCCGCGGATGGTGCAAATTATCCGTGATGAAGTACGGCGCGGTGTGCGGGAGGTATTGGGATGAATATTTTCCAAGCCGAAATCGACCGCTTGAAAAGCGGGATTGCCGGCGCGCTGCCGGGCGTAATCGTGCGCGGCTCGCTGATTGACCACGAATCATTGCGCCGCGACGAGCTGCAAAACGGGGTGATCACGGTGCTGTTGGAGCGGATTGAGAACGATGGCGACTGGCGCAGCAAGCTGCGGCTGCTGATTACCGGCCAGCTGGAAGTGCCGGGCCGTCCAGGCGATGTGGAAGAGCAGGCGGCATTGGGTGCGGTAATCGAGAAAGCAGAAATCGCCTTGTATGCCCGGCTACGCGCTTATCTACGCAACACCGGCGGGCTGCCGCATATCGAGGCGCGCGAGGTGCAGTTTTCGGCGCAGAGCAAACCGCCGTTCGGTTGGTTTCTGTTGCGGGCAGATTACGGACCGTTGAACGAAGCTTGCCTGGACTGGGATTTCGGCGGCGGCGATGTGCCGGAAGCGATGTATCCGCCGCAGGTTGAGCAGGCCATCAGCCGGCTCTCCGGCGTGGATGTGAAAATTGATATTGAGCCGCACGAAAGCGCGGTCGAGCATCATAAGTGGTTGGATGGCGACGAATCAACCAGCCAGCCAGATGTGAAAACAAATGTGGAGCTGAAGTGATGGAACAGAAATATTTAAAACCGAAAGACGGGCTGTTGGTTCGGCTGGAAGACGGTATGGGCTATGTGGACGCGGAAGGCCAATTGTTGCCGCTAACGGCCTATTACCGCCGCCGTCTGGCCGACGGGGATTTGATTGAGGTAACTGAAGCGAAAGCGAAAGGCAAATAAAAATGGCTGATAATATTGTATTTGATACGATTCCTTCCGATACCCCGCTTGGCGGGATCTTCTTGGAAATCGATCCCTCCCGTGCATTGGAAGGGCCCGTGGCAGTAGAGCGTAAAGTGTTATTGATGGGGCAAAAACTGGATAGCGGCACCACCCCGCTGCTCACGCCACGCCGCATCACCAGCGCACAGGATGCGGAGGTACAGTTCGGACGCGGTTCAATGCTGCACCGCATGGCGCTAGGTATGCAGGCTGTGTTTGATGAAGTTGGCTTTTTGGATGTGTCCGCCATTGCGCTCGAAGATACCGGCGTGGCTGCCAGCGTCACCATTACCGTGGCCGGCCAGGCGATTGAAAGCCGGGTATTGAACCTGTATATCGCCGGCGAGCAGGTGCAGGTGGTGGTGGCCAGTGGCGAGGATGCCGCCGCCATCGCAAAAAAAATCAATACAGTGCTGGCCGCCCGTACCGACCTGCCCGTCAGCAGCGCGGTGGAAGACAAAGTGGTTACGCTGACGGCGCGCAATAAAGGCGAAACCGGCAACGGCATGGAAGTGGCGTGGCAGTATTTCGACGACGACCGCCTGCCGCGCGGCATCACCGTCACTATTTCCGGGGGCAGCAACGGCGTGGGGGCGTTGGACGGCGGCAGCGGCGCGCCGGATGTGGCCGCCGCGCTGGCGGCGGTGGACGAGCAATGGTTCTATACCATCATCAGCCCTTATACCGACCAGAACAACCTTGCTAAAATTGAAGCCGATATGAACGGGCGCTGGGGCGGTATGAACATGAAGACAGGCCATGTGTTCAACGCGTTAAACGGCACCCATGCCGAGCTGACTACCTTCGGCAACAAGCGCAACAGTGCGCACGGTAGCGGCTGGGGCTTGAAAGGCTGCCCGACTTGGGCGCCGGTACGCGCCACCTGCTTCGGACTGACCTGCCAATACTACGGCAACCAAGACCCGGCTCTGCCGCTGAAGGCGGTGAAGGTGCCCGGGGTGCGTGCGCCGCGCCTGCAAGACCGTTTCAATTACGGCGAGCGCACCTTGCTGGTGCGAGACGGTATTTCCACCACCACGGTAAACGCGGCCGGCGAAGTGTATTTAGAGCGGGTGGTTACTTACTACCAGCAGAATGCGCTGGGCTTAGACGATACCAGCTTGAGCAGCTTGGAAGCGAAGTGGACGGTGGATTACTACCGTTATCAGGTGCGCGCCCGCATCGCCCTGCGCTTCCCACGCCACAAGTTGGTGAACGACGGTACCAATATCGGCCCGGGGCAGAAATTTGTAACCCCGCAGATGATCAGCGACGAAATCACTGCGCTGGAGCGTGATTTGGAAGAAATGGGTATCGTGGAAGATGTGGATACCAGCAAGAAAAACCGACTGGTATTGCGCAGCAAAACCGACCCGGACCGTGTGAACGCAGTGCTGCCGCCGAATTTGGTGAACCAGTTCCGCACCTTCGCTGCGGTTGTGCAATATCGTTTATAAGGAATAAGTTATGAGTAATGTAACCGGATTATGCTATGTGCGCGTGAACGGCCAGCGCCTACAATCGAAAGAAGGCGCCACCCTGAAACCGGGCGGCCCGGTAGCCGAGATGGTGACCGCAGTCACCGGGGTAGTGGGCGCGGCCACAAAAGAATTGCAGGCTGCCGAGATTAAAGCCAAAATCGTACACACTGGCGATTTGGACATCACCGAAGTGCAGCGTTGGCGCAATTTTACCGCTACCTTCGAAACCGACAGCGGCCAGCGTTACCTGATCCGTAATGCCTCGGTAGTGGATGCGGTGGAGCTTTCCGGCCACGAAGTGGACGTAACCATCGGCGGACAGGAAGCCGAGCGCGTATAGATTCCCCTCCTGTGTGTGTTGTGTGTGAAGCAAGCAGCCGCCCCGCGTGGGCGGCTTTATTGTGCGCGGGTATAATGACTTCGCTTTTCGTTATTTATGGAGCAATTATGCTGAAGACTTATTCTGTTTTAATGCTCGCTGTTTTCCTGTCTGCCTGCGGCGGGCAAGACACATCGGCAGTTGAGCAGCCAGCTGTGACTTCTCACGCTTCATCCGCGATCAGGCCGCCGGAAACAGTGTTTGAATTCACTACTGATAAACTTAACTCGGATGAGCTGACTGTTGGATTGCCAGTCAATAAGCCTACGGTTGATAAGAGTGGGGATGGGTTTAAACGCCGCCGCTGGCAAATTATAGGAATGGACGAGAGCAATATGTTGGAGGCGGTTGGGGATAATCAGCAAGATGTGCGCGTTTTATCCGGGCATTGTATGGAATTCTCTACCGACGGAAATTTTGCAGGGTGGGCACCTGACGGGCGATGTGTCGAAATTTTCAATGGGATAGTGGGTAAGCTAGTCGCTTCAAACGAAGATGTATCTGGCTTATTGATGGAGCGGGCCGGGCTCTACCCATATATTCCGCAAGCGCCAATGGCAGCCATCGAGCGCGGTTCTATTTCTATTGATTTGGATAACCAGGGATATTTTTCTATCCGAAACCGAGCGGCTCATTAACGTTTATCTATCCTGTGTATAACGCCCTGTGGGGCGTTTCTTTTGCCCAAAATGCCCCTGTTTTGTCATGGCAGGCTACCTGAAAATGTAGCCTGCCATTGATGTATTTCCCTTTATGACAACACAGGAGATTTTTATGCGTACCCAACTCGTAACCTTAAAACTTGGATTCAAAGTCAACGAGCAGCGGCTGAAGGATGTGGTGCTGCGCGAGCCGACGGTGGCGGACTATATCGCCGCGGAAGTGAATGCGCCGGTGTATCGGCAGTATGCCTTCAAGGTGGCACTGATTTCGCGCCTGATCGAAAAGCTGGAAGGCTTCGACGGCGAAGTGACGATGGGCATGATGAAAGAGTTGAAGCCAGTCGATGTGGCACGGCTCTCTGATGCTCTTACCCAGCTGGAGGAGGGCGACGAGGGGGAAGAATAAGCGGGCGGCCGAAAAACTTCTGGCGCTGCGTGTTCCTCATCGCCATGAAGACCGGCTGGCGCGAGCAGGATATTTTGAACCTGCCGGTAGCCCGCTTCCAGTTTTATATCGAAATCTTAACCGGGAAAGATAAATGAGCAGGGAAGAGTTGAAAGTAGTCATCGGCGCGGATGCGCAAGGCTACCTGCGCGGTATGAATACGGCCGCTGCAGGCACGCGCCGCTTCTCTGCCGGCGTCCGCGGCGAATTCGAGCGGGTGAAGGGCACACTGGGCAGCCTGAAAGGGATATTGGCCGGTATCGGCGTTACCGTGGGTGGTATCAAGCTGGCGGTAGATACCGCTCAATTCGAGCGTGATATGCGCCGCCTACAGGTAAACCTCGGCGCCAGCCGCGCGGAAATGGAATCGTGGCGCAGCGAAGCCTACGACAACCAAAAACGATACGGCACACTGCTCACCGACCAGAAAGAGTTGGCGGAAAGCCTGCAGGCTGCGGGGTTGGATATCACCGCCATCCGTGGTGCGGCCGAGCCGGTATCCAAAACATTACAGGTAGCCAAAACCAATGCCGACCAACTGGGTAAGGCTCTGGGTGTGGCGCGTGAGCAGTTCGGCATTGACATTACCGACAAAGCGGCGGTGGAAGGGCTGTTGGATAGGATGGTGGTGGCCGGGCGCTTGGGTAATGCCGAGCTGGAAAACCTGCCGGATATTTTCGCACGGGTGGGTGGGCGCGCCAAAGATGCCAACTTTACGTTGGATCAGACCTTGGCATTGACTGAGGCATTGTCGCAATCCGAACCACAGGCTGAACGCCTGGCGACCTTGGTGGATAGCACCCTACGAATTTTTACCAACGGTAAATATATTCAGCAGGCACAACGGGCTACCGGCGTGAGCTTCTTCGATGCCAAAGGCGCACGGCGCGACCCGTTGGCCGTTATCCGCGACATGAAAACGGCCTATGACAAGCTGACCACCGATGCACAGCGCAACCAGTTCATCACGTCCGCTTTCGGCAAGATGGACTTAGACACCCAGCGTGGTCTGCGCAAGGCGATGGATGACGGCACATTAGACAAAATCGACGAGTTCAACCGCCAGCTACGCAACGCTACCGGCACAGTAGACCGCGACCTCGGCACGGCAATGGACAATGCCGTGACCCAAGCCAACCGCCTGAAAGGCGCGTTCCATGAAGCAATCGAAGACGGCGTGATGCGGCCATTGGATAACGCATTCACCAACGTGGTCGGCTTCATGATGGATTCGAAAGAACAGGGCGGCTTGGGTTTGAGTGGGGAATCGATGCTGAAAATCGGCGGCGGTGCCTTATCGGCCGCATTGCTGGGTGGAATGGCTATCAGGTTGACGCGCGGCCTGCGGGGTGGTGGCGGCCTGCTTGGGATCGGCGGTAATTTGGCTACCGCTAAAGCGATGGAGCATGCGGCCGGGGTGCAGCCGGTATTTGTGGTGAATATGCCGGGTGGCGGTTTTGGTGGCGGCGCGCTGCCCGGGTTGGGTGGCTTGGGCGGTTTGGGTGGCGAAGCGGCCGGGGCCGCCGGTGCGCTGGGTAAATTCGCACAGGCAGCCAACATCGCCGCCGCGGCAGTAACCGCATTCAGCGCAGGTTGGGCGGTCGGTACGGCAGCCCGCGAAACCTATCTGCAAACCGAAACCGGGCAGAAGTTCGATAGTGCGGTGGGGCAGACGGTAGCAACGGTACTGTCTTGGTTTGGGAATGAGGATGCCCAGTATGCGCGTGAACATAGCGATGAGAACGTGATCGGCGAATTGGTGGCGCGTTTTCAGGCATGGCACGGCAATAAAGAGGCAATCGAGGCACTGGAAATCAACCGGCAGATGGAGGCCGAGCGGCAGCGTAGCCAGGCGGTGCTGGACGGCACATCACAGCAGGCCGCGGAAGCGGTGAAAGCATCCGGGGATGCTGCCGCACAGAGCATCTCGGCGGCGAAAATAGGTGGGGAAATTAAGGTGATGGTGAGTGCGCCGGCCACCCTGAACGTATCCACCACGGCAGTCGGTACGCCGCAGACCAAGTTGAATGTGGGACGAACCAATACAGGAGCTCAGTAATGGCGTTACGCGAAGCATCGTTTAAGGGCGTGCCGTTTAAGGTAGACGAAACGGAAGGCCAATTCGGGCGGCGCAATGTGCTGCACCAGTATCCGTATCGGGATTTGCCGTTCGCCGAAGACTTGGGACGCGAGGTGCGCCGCTTCTCCGTGCATGCCTTTGTGCTGACGCAGCCCGAATACGATGCGCTGGTGGAAGCGCTGGAAAGCGAAGGACCCGGCACGCTGATTCATCCGTGGTATGGCAGCGTGTTTGTGCAGCACGACGGCCAGCAGTCGGTAACTTATCCACGTGCTGAGGGCGGGCGGTTTGATTTCCGGCTGTCGTTTGTGGAGGCGGGCGAAAACAACGAGCCGGACGTGCAGGAAGACGCCGGCGGCCTGCTATCCGGCTTGGTAGATGATGCGCTATCACAGGTAGGGATGAAGTTTGAAGCGGAATGGCTGCGCGATATCGACGGTTGGCTGGACGTGGCGGCTCAGCGGGCAGACGAGCTGATGAAAGGGTTTGAATATTACCTGACGCCGCTCGAGCGCGGTTTGGCAGGGGTAGAGAGGCTGACTTCCGGCGGCCGTGGTTTGTTGGCTAAGCCGATAGAGCTGTATTACCGCGTAGCCGGACTGATCCGTAAGATTGCCGCCCCGTTCCAGCGGGATACAGGCAGCTCATGGCAGACAGACAAAAGCCAGAGTGCGGGCAATTTGGCCGAGATGCCGGCTTTCCAGGTAACCAGCCGCCCGGATAGAGACCGGGCAATGCTGGATACGCTGCGCGGGCGCGAGCCACAAATTAGCGCGCGACCGCAGTGGACACTGCCCTATTCCCCGCGCAACCAAACGGACTTGCCGCCGATGCCGCCCAGCTTGGCCGATGCAGTACGCCGCACGTTGGTGTTGGAACAGGCGCGCGGCATTGGTAGTAATGATTACGCCAGCCAAAGCGAATTACTGTCTGACCGCGACCTAGCCCTCTCCGCACTGCATAACGAAATGCAGCAGGCCAGCGGGCGGCTGTTCCGCGCGCTGGATGCGGTGCATGCACAAGTGGTACGCACCGCACAGGCACGGCTACCCACTATCCGCGAGCTGGCGGTGGTGGAAACACTGGATAACCTGCCTGCACTACTGGTGGCATACCGTGTCAACGGCAGCATTGAGGCGTATGAAGACGTCGTGGCGCGCAACCATGTGCGCCACCCGCTGTTTGTGCCGGCGGGTCGGGTCGAGGTGCTACGCGATGGTGAATAAATGTGAGTTATGGGTCAACAACCAGATTTTTGGCGGCTGGACGGAGATATCCATCCAGCGCGGCATCGAGCAGATGAGCGGCAGTTTTAGTTTAACGGTTACCGAGCGATGGCCTGGGCAGTTGGAGGTACGTCCGATTCAAACGGGCGACAGCTGCGTGGTGAAGATTGACGGGGTGTCGGTGGTGACCGGTTATGTGAACCGCACGCGTCAGGGCTACAGCGCCACCGATACATGGTTTTCGGTGGAAGGACGGGATAAAACTGCCGACCTGACCGACTGCTCGGCCATCCATAAAAGTGGGCAATGGAAAAGCGCCAGCCTGAAACAAATTGCCGCCGATTTATGCCGGCCGTTCGGGATTGAAGTGTTTATCGGCCCGCGCGGCGAGAAAGCGGCAAACGAAACCATTGCCAGCTTCGCGCTGGAAGACAGCGAAACGGTGCAGGATGCGCTGCAACGCCTGCTGCGTATGAAAGCGCTGATGATGTGGACCGACGGCAGCGGACGCTTGGTTATAGACCTGCCCGACCAAACTGCCGCCGGCACGGCACTAGTGGAAGGGGAAAACATTCTCAGCGCCGAAGGGACGAAGGATGAGAGCGAGCAGTACAGCCAATACATCGTGAAATCGCAAGGGCGCGGCAAGCACGACGGCAAAGGCAACGCTACCGATGCCACAGTGAAGCGCTACCGGCCGATGCTGATTCTAGCGGAAGACCAAAGCCAGAGCCCGGCGGCGCGCGCCAAGCACGAAGCCACCATGCGCGAAGGCAAGGCAGACCGTGCGGAAATAACCGTGCAGAGCTGGCGGCAGGCCGGCGACCAGGGCGACTTATGGCTCCCCGGTCTGCGCGTGCAGGTGCAGGCGGCGCGCATCCATAAAGACAACGAGGAGATGGTGATCTCCGAAATCGAATACATCCTGAACGACCAGGAAGGCACGATTGCCAAACTGCAGCTGGCCGACCCGAATGCTTACGACCAGCTGGCCGAACAACCGAGACAAAAACAAGGCCGCGGCCACGGTAAGCGCCGCGGCAGAAGGAAGCGCAATGAATCCCCTGCAAAAAATCCGGCTGCTGGTAGCGCGCGGCGTACTTAACCTGCTGCGCACCAGCGGCCTGCAGATGATGCAGATCAGCCTGCTGGAAGGCGAAACCCGCGATGAGGTGGAGCGGGTGCAGAACTACGGCCACAGCGGCCATCCGCCCGCCGGTTCCACCTTGGTGGCGGTGGCGGTGGGCGGCAGCCGCGACCACATGATCGTTGTGGCCTGCGAGCATCCGCAGTATTCGCCGACTTTGAAATCCGGCGAGAGCGCGATGTATGCCCAATTCGGGCAGCTGTTCAAGATGGACGAGCAAGGCAACGTAACGCTGAAATGCAAGGATTTTTCCATCGAGGCCAGCGGCAATGTTTCTACGCAGGCTGCCGGAAACGTTGAGCAGAAGGCTGGCGGCGCGCTGAATATGAGCGCTACGGCAGGCAGCCATATGGAAGGCGGTTTTAATGTGGACACCGTAACCGCGGATTCGGTGAGCGCCGACGGCGTGAAACTGGAAGACCATGCCCACAGCGGCGTACAGAGCGGCGGAGATAACACCGGAGGACCGGTTAAATGACAAAACTGGTACTGGATTTGAACCTGGGCATCCCGTTTAATCAGCTGGAAGACGAATTGGTTTGTGCGGTGGTGCTGAGCTTGTTTTGCGATGCACGCGGCATTGAAGCCGACGGCAGCCCGGGGCGCGGATGGTGGGGTGACGGCCTCGCCGAAAACGACCGCTGGGGCAGCCGCCTGTGGGAGCTGCAGCGCAGTAAGGAAATCCACGAAACCCTACGGTTGGCGGAGGACTACGCCAGAACTGCCCTGGCATGGCTGACGCAGGACGGCGTAGCCCGCCGCGTATCCATCACTGCATATACCCCACAACCTACCGTACTTGGACTACAGGTAAAAATCGACGATACCACGCTGAATTTGGAAGTGCGCCATGCCCTACGATAAAGAAAGCCTGCCTGAATTAAATCGACGGCTGGAAACCGAGCTGCCGCGCGCCAACGCTTCACCGGCGCTGCGCCGCAACCTGTTCACCCCGTTTGCGCGGGCGCTGGCCGCAGCGGTGCACGGCATCCACGAGCATATCGACTGGCGCACCCGCCAGATGTTCCCGCAAACCTGCGATGACGATGTGCTGGAAAACCTGCACGTTGGGTTATGGCTGCAAGGCAGCAAACGCCGTGCGGCCGTGCCTGCGGTGGGCAGGGTGGTGGTGCGCGGCGCGGGCGGGATCGAAATCCCGCAAGGCACCCTGTTCAACCGCAGTGATTCGGTGCAGTTTGCTGTGGTGGAAGGGGTGATTACCGATAGCGGCGGCAGTACCACGCTGCGGGTGTGCGCCACCCAGCCCGGTGCAGCCGGCAATACCGACAACGGCGCCATGCTGCGTTTCGCCAACCCGATAGCCGGCATTGAGAACACTGCCACCGTTGCTTATTTAAGCGGCGGCTCGGACATCGAGAGCCTGCCCGAGCTCCGCCGCAGGGTGGTGGAAAGCCGCAACCTCGGCGGGCAGGTGGGCAAATTAGCCGATTGGATACGCTGGGCGAAGGAAGTGCCCGGCATCACCCGTGTGTGGCCGGCGCCGAAACTGAGCGGGCTGGGCACGGTAACCGTGTATGTGGTGCGCGACCACGACAGCAACATCTTCCCCGATGCCGCCGAACTGGCTGAAGTGCAGAAGCATTTGGAGCACAGTGCGCTGCCGAACGGCGAAATCCATGTGGTATCGCCCCTGCCTAAACCAGTGAATTTCAAAATCAAGATTACACCGGATACGCCGGAAGTGCGGGCGGCGGTGAAAGCGGAATTGAGCCGAGTATTGGATGCCAACGCCTCCCCTGTGGCTTATGACGCGGCCGGCGATTTGGAACTGCCGGCACGTGGCCACACCATCCCGCGCAGCCACCTCACGCAGGCCATATCCAACGCAGCCGGCGAATACGACCACCAACTGCTACTGCCCGCTAGCGATATCACGCCGGCAGTAGGAGAGTTGGTTAGCTTGGGGCAAATCGAATGGGCTACCTGAACGCATTAGGCAAATTGCTGCCGCCCGGCATCGCGCTCGACCCACAGGCAGATGAACCGGCTGAGCTGCTACAAAAAACCGCCCGCGAACTGGAGGCGGTGGACGATTTAGATACCACGCTCTGGCAGGAAGTTGATCCTAGGTTGGCTACGCTGCTGTTGGTGGAATACGAACACAGCCTGAACCTACCGGACCGCTGCACGGTAGGCATCCAATCCGTTGCCGAACGGCGGCAGGCGGTTTACAACAAGTTAGTGGATACCGGCGGCGCAAGACGTACCCGCTATTTAGCGATTCTGGAGAGATTGGGACAGAGTGAAGCTCAAATAGAACGGTTCACTCTGCACACCTGCGAGAGTGACTGTGAATTTGCGGTATTCGACCACACCGACTGGCTGTTTACTTGGTCGGTATCGCTCAAGGCTGACAAGCAATATATCGAAGCCACCTGTCAGAGCCATTGTGAAGAGCCGCTGGCCACTTGGGGCAATACCCATATCGAGTGCGTGCTGAACCGAGAGAAACAGGCGCATACCCAACTGATTTTCAAATACATAGGATGAGACCATGAAACGGGCAGACCTAGAAAAGCGCGCCCAGCGCGACAAATTCGGCGCGGGCAAACACGGATTCCAAAGCGGCAACCCTGCAGGCGGCCTGCTGCCAACCATTCCCGGGGCGGCGTGGTTCGACCACACGCAGGAAGAGATTTGCGCGGTAATCGAGGCGGCCGGGCTGACGGTAGACCCGAGCCAGTACAACCAAATGCTGACCGCATTACGCAAAATCATCGACGAGCAAGCCGGCGGCAAAGGCTTGCCCGTAGGCGCGGTAATGGGCTTCCCCCGCGCGATAACCAGCCAAGAAGGCTTTTTAAAGGCCGACGGCAGCACTTTTGCCCAGGCTACCTATCCCGACCTGTATCGCGTACTGGGTGGCAACAAGCTGCCCAACCTTACGCGCTCCGACATCGGTATGACCGCCTATTTCCCGTTTGGCGACATCCCGGATGGCTGGATTAAGTACGACGAGATTGCCACTAGGGTTACTCAGTCCGCCTATCCCGAGCTATACCGCAAACTGGTGGCGCAGTACGGCAGCATTGCCAACGTCAAGCCGGTGGATGATTACTTTATCCGCAACGTGGGCAGCAGCGGCCAAATCGGCCAGCAATACCCGTGGACAGTAGGCGACCATCATCATGTTTTGGGGATTGTGGCCTACGGCAACGACGACCTTAACCTCAAACGCCTGCCGGTGGATAAGTATTATCCAAACCAGGTTAAGGCCGGCGATCCGATGATTACCATCTACGGGATGCTTGGCGGCTCGGAAGGACAAAACCCGTCCTCAAAAGTGTTTGAATCTGTGCATGAGCAGGCGGCAGAGGGGAAATACTCGCAGAAACACGCTGTCCCCATCACTTACGACCACGCCTACACCGACCAATACACGCCCAAGCCCTATTATCAGGACAACACGCCGAAATACATCGGCATGGTGCTATGCATCAAGGCCAAAGACAGCCTGGATGACATCGTATTTTGGATTAAGGCTTACGGCAAAGTGACCAATGCCGGAGCACTGGATGCCTCCACTCTGGCCGCACAGTTGCAGGACAAGGCCGACAAAAACCATACCCACCGCGCCGCCGACATCAGCGACTTGGGCGATGCGATTAAGCAGCAGATGGCCGCCGCCATGCAGCACCAAGCCGGCACCAACGGCTACACCAAACTGGCCAACGGTCTCATCGACCAATGGGGCGAGATGTTGATGGGCTGGCAAGGCGAGGGGCCGGTGAAAGTAGTGTTTCCGATTGCGTTTACCTCTGAGTGTTTCAACGTGCAAATCACCGTCAAAAGCAGCGGCCGGTCGGGCTCGGTGGGCACGGACTTAACCATCGGCGCGGGAGAGATAACGGCCACCGGCTTTAGCGCCATGCTTAACACATGGGCTCAAGGTGCGGCAGCCAATGATTTTGAAGGCTTCGCTTGGCGCGCCATCGGCAAATAACGGGAGACAACCATGACACTGTATTACTCACAATCCACCGGCGGTTTTTATGACGACCAAATCCACAGCACCGTGCCGGATGATGCGGTAGCCATCAGCCCCGAGCAGCACGCCGCACTGCTGGCGGGGCAGTCTGGCGGACAAGTGATTATGCCGGGCAAAGACGGCAAGCCGGTGCTGGCCGAGCAGCCGCCCTGCCCATCCAGCACTTGGGACGGCGAGCAGTGGCATATCGACCCAGAGTGTGCCGCCCGGCTTAAGGCCGAGCAGCAGGCGGAAATGTGGGAGCGCATCAAGATCAAACGCCACGAAAACCTACGCGGCGGGGTGTACATTAAATCCGTTGATAAGTGGTTCCACAACAACGACGAGAGCCGCCAGCAGTACACCTTTATGCGCACCCTGAAAACACTACCCGAAAACCTGTCTTGGAAAACGATGGACAACAGCTTTGTCATCATGACCAAGGAGTTGCTGGACGAGTTATCTATTAAGTTGCTGCTAGACGAGCAGGCCGACTATAAAAATGCTGAGCGCCACAAAGCGGTGATGGAGCAGGCTGAACACCCACTCGAATATGATTACAGCGGAGGCTGGACGCAGACTTTTGAGCAGGCGGCCGCCGAATTGGAAGAGGCTGCCAAATGAACACGCAACCGATTTATTTGGCTTTATACCGCGGGCGCAGAGACGGTTCGTGGTACCACCCAAAAGTGGCCGCCGCCCGCCTTTGCGATTGGCTGATCCGCACGCTCACCAAAAGCCTATACAGCCATTGCGAATTGGCCGTTAGGCTGTCTGAAAAAAATGAAACCGGTGCAGTGCAATACGCCTGCTACTCGTCCAGTATCCGCGACGGCGGCGTGCGCACCAAACCCATGCCGCTGCCGGCGGATAAATGGGACTTAATCCCTGTTCTCCAAAGTAACGCTTATACGGACACGCTCAAGCACTACGCCGCCACGCGCGGGCAGCGCTACGACTGGCTGGGTGCCGTTGGCGTGATTACCCACTGGCGTGACGACCAACACAAATGGTTTTGCAGCGAGTGGTGCGCGGCAGCTTTGGGGTTGGCTGAACCCGAGCACTACAGCCCGGCCGCGCTGGCCGGATACCTACGGGCGGCGCTACCTGAAAACGGAGAATGAAATGCCGGAACAGGATAAATACCAAACCATTGTCGATTTCCTCAAGCAGGTCGGTTTTCGGCGCGGTTTGCTGTTGTTTCTCGCCGGGGTCACGGTGTTGATACTGTGGAAAGCCGACCCCATCGCGCTGATCGACCGGTTCAGCCAGAAAAACGCCGGAGTAGTTATCGAGGGAGTGCACAAGGATGGGTTGACTACCCCTTATGTGCAAACGCCGAACGGGTTTGTAGAGGATAAAGCCGCCGAGCACGCAGCGGATGGAGTGGCAATGGAGAACGTACAAGCCATTTTGGGCTACAAGTTCGTGCCGAGCAGCAACCCCTACGAATATCAGGGGCGTTTATTAGTGTTCGCGAAGACCAAGCAGGACGAGCAGCGCATGGTGTCAGAAATCGGGCTGTCGTGGTTGCCGATTTTGAGCGGCAAGGCCACGGTCGAGCGCATCCTCGCTGGGCAGCCCAACGTGTCGGTGTGGCAGCCGGAGAAGCAGGGTTTTTACTTTGCCGACGGCACGGCGGATGAAACCCCTAGCCTGAATACCGACCTGCTGGCGCACGGCTACGGCGTGCGGCGGGTATACCGCTACCCGGTCAAAAAAGGCGGGCGCGTGGCGGGGTATCTCGCCGTGTATGCGGAGGGGGAATTGGACGCGGCGACGCGGGCGCAGTTGGAGACCGCTGCCGCGAGACTGGGAGCGTATCTATGAAAGGTTTATTAACGGGATTTGGTAGCGAAGCTGCCAGTTTATCTAAGGTTGTGATGTTTTCAGGACATCTGGTCTGTAGTTGCATTATTGGTTGGCAGGCTTATACCAACAACCTGCATTTTGATTTTTTCCTAGCTTACATCTGCGCCAGCTACGGCGCGAACAGCACCAACAAAGCTCTGAGTATATTGAGTAAACGTCCTGCCGTATCGCCGCCCGAACAAGGAGGTGAAGCATGAGACGGGGACTCCCTAAACGCTACATCGCCAGCATTGTGATTTGTGGCACGTTAGCCGGATTTACCGGCTATTCGTGGTATGGTTTTGCCGACGCACTGGCGTCGAAAAACGCCGAATTGGCGGCCTTGGTATCCGAGCGGGACGAATTATTAAAAATTATGGTGGCGCAGGATGGGTTGATACAGAGCCAGACCAAGGCACTGCAAAACGCCAAACTGGATAATGCCGGCAGTCAGGCGGAAATCCTAGCCCACACGCGACAGTTGGCGCAGATGCGGGCAGAGCTGGCTGCCAAACACCCGTCCACCGCTTACCGGTCGCCTGAAAAAGTCGGCCGAGCCACCGCTAACAACGTGAGGAGGATAAACCGATTATGGCAAAAGTAATCCTGACTGCTGCATTGTTGTGGCTGTCAGCCTGCACCAATCTCGCCGGCTACCCGACCGTGTGCAGCCAACCAAAACCCAAAACCGATACCCCTCGGCTGGCGGCGGCACAAATCAGAGCCGGTACCAGCCAAGACAGGGCGTTGGAACTGCTGACCCAATCGCTGCACACCGCCACCGTATACGCTAAGAGGCTGGAGGAGTTTGCTGACAGCTGCCGCGATAATCCCGCCTTCAAGGCGCGCCGCTAGACGGCAAAATTTCAGGTTGCCTGGAAATTAGAAAGGAAACGAAATGACACCGGAAACCAAAATCACAGTGCACTTTACCTACCGCGAACTTACCAATAGCGCGACCGGTAGGCGCTTAGGCTTAAGCAATACACCAAACGAGCAAGAGCTGGCAAACATCAAAAAGACTGCCGAGCGCCTAGAAAAAATCCGTGCTTGGCTGGGCAAGAAATACGGGCGCGAAGTGGGGATTTATGTGCTGTCCTGCTACCGCAGCGAAGCCGTGAACCGTGCCGTCGGCGGCTCGAAAACCTCCGCCCACCGTTTCGGCAGTGCGGCGGATATTGATGCATCCGGCATCAGCAACCTGCAACTGGCGAAAGACATTATCCAAATGCGCGACGAGGGCGCGATTGCCTTCGACCAATTGATTTACGAGTTCCCGGAACGCGGCGAGGCAGGCTGGATACATTTCGGCTGCCGCCACCATTCGGCAGAGCGCAATCAGATTCTGACTGCCACCAAGCGCGGCAATAACGGCAAAACCCGCTATCTGCCTGGGCTACATCCTTAAAGGAGCAGATATGGGTATCTTGATTAAATATTGGAAATATTGGGTGCCAGCGCTGCTGCTGGCCGCCATTATCGGCGGCGAGTATTACTACGGCGAGCAGCGCTACAGCGCCGGCTACAAGGCGGCTGAGACCAAGCTACAAGCCGAGCAGGAAAAAGCGGCACGAGAGCAGGCAGAGGCCGTATTAGCCAAAGAGAGGCGGCAACAGGCACAGCTGGCTGCCGCACAAAGTGAAATCGAAAAGGAACGAGAACATGCGAAAACTACTATTGCCGATCTGTATACTGAGCTTGGCCGCGTGCGCCAAACCACCGACGCACATCGCCGCGCCCTGTCCCAAACCGCTGCAGCCGCCGGCACACCTGATGGCGAAACAGCTGCCGCCGGCTGGCAGCTATTCGGAGAATGCACGGAAAGATATGCAGCGGTGGCTAAAGACGCCGACGAATTAAGGAACGATTCAGCCGAGTGGCAGGCGTATGGCCGCGTGAATCAACAGGCTGCCGAATAGCGAGCTAAACCAAGAAACCGCCGATTGAATCGGCGGTTTTTATATTTCAGGCAGCCTGAAAATTACGGATGGTGGGAAGGTGTAATTTTGTTATTTCCCATCCCATTCGAAATATTCCCCAGTAAACATAGCAGCTAGCTTGGCTACCCTGTGGGTGTTGATTAGGATAGAAGGAGTGATAGGTTTGAACCCTCCGATATAAGACCACATAAGTAGCCGCTGCTGGATATTTCTGGCCGTCATCTCCCGTCCATCTTTTCCGGGGAAAAGGAAAGATCCGGGCGGGCGGCCTAAACACCATTCCCTTAATGGTTTATGCCCGACATTCTCTTCTTCGATAAGCTGTAAGGCATCAGATACTTTTTTATTGAGCAGCTCGCTGATTTTCCAACCATATTCCAGCATCATAAAAACTGCGCAGTAATCGCGCAGCGCCAGCTCGTGAGTTTGCGAGCGGATGAAACTCAAAAACCTGCAGGCTTCCTGATATTCCAGAAACTCTACCGGCTCCAAATTCTTCACTTCACCCACTCCCGCATAAACGTGAGCAGGATTTCGCGCTTACCTTTGGGCAGCTTGTCGAACAGGCGCAAGAACTCGCGTTGCTCTTCGGTATAGCTGTTGTATTCAGGCAGGGCTTCAGTCAATACGACACTGGCCGGCTCATACACGATGCCGGTCATTTCACCTTTGCCGGTAGCCAGCCATTCGAAGTTCACATCCAGCACTTGGGCAATGCGCGACAAGTTCTCCGTGGCGGGATCTGTCCGCCCGGTTTCCCATTGAGCGACACCGGTTTGGTGGACGCCTACCTCATCAGCCAGCCATTTTTGAGAACGGCCGCGCTGTTTTCTTGCCAACTTTATTCTATTTCCAATCATAGGCTTAATTTTAATAGCTGAACTATTACACAGAAAACTTAGTATTGCTATTTGACTTATTTTAATAGTGATACTATTATTCGCACACAGCAAACACCAAGGGTTAAACAAAAACATGGAAAGCAAATTACTCAAGGCAAGGAAAGCAAAGGGGTTCACACAGGCTTATGTGGCGGAACAGGTTGGGTGTACTCAAACCAATATCAGCCACATCGAAATCGGCCGGCAGCGGGCAACCCCGGAAATTGCACAGAAACTGGCTGAGCTGCTTGGGCTTTCGCCGATGGATATTTTGTATCCCGGCAATCAGGCAGAGTAAGCCATCAACTGCAGTATCCGCCGTCACGCCATCCGCTACAAATGACAAACACACAAGGTTTCACACATGTTTAAAAACGATGTTTTCGAGTTAATCCGACAGAGCGCCTACCACTACGGCGTGCCGAAGCTGGCCGCCAAGATGGGGCTGGCTCCCGGCACGCTCTACAACAAGCTCAACAACGACGAGGGCTGCAGCCACCACAAACTGACCCTGCAAGACTTCATCGCCATCCTCGGCATCACCGGCGATACCGCCGCGCTGCATGGGCTGGCAGGGCTGTTCGACCACGCGGTATTCCCGCTGCCGCAAATGGAGCAGATGGGCGACGACGCGCTGCTGGATATGGTGAATCAGGTTTATGTTCAAGGCGGCCGCGCGCATACGGTAATGGCCGAGGCGCTGGCGGACGGACAGGTAAGCGAAGAGGAATACAGCGCCTACGATTTGGAATGCAGGCAATGGGTGGCTGCCATCGTGGCACTGCGGCGGCGATTTAAAAACATGGTGGTGATTGTGAATGAAAGAAGAAGCACCTGACTTCCTGCAGAAGCATGGCATTCGGCTTGTTTGCGATAACGCTCAAGGCGGGCAGCTTTCCGTTTCCGCCGAGCTGCTGGCCGACTTATTCGGTGAGGAGTTTCTCGCCGCAGTGCCGGCACCCCGTAACGAAGAATCAAAGGAATGCCATGAAAGAAATCGCCATTCAGCCGGGCCTTCAAATGATTTTGGCCGGAGCGAACCACATCACCACCCTCAGCCTGCCGCGTGAAAACGGGCAGCTATACATAGAAATCGGCAAAGACCGGTTCCCCGCGCGGAAGACCAATCAGTTTGAAACAGGCGGCATCCTGTGCCGCTTGGAAATTATCAAAGACGGACAACCAGAGATTATTTTCAGTTTAAGCGGCAGCCAGCCCCTGATGCTGACCCTGCCGGTAGGAGAACAAGCATGAACCATTATCTGACCGAAGCCGAGCAAGGCAAGCTGCTGGCCACCATCGGGCAATACCGTGAAGAAAAGGCGCAGCGCGATTTCCATATTGTTTCCGCGCTGATTGCCAGCGGGCTGCGCATCGGCGAATTCCTGCTGGTTACCGTGGGCGACGTGTATGCCGCGCTGGATACCAACTACCTCTACATTCCCGCCGCCAACCGCAAAGGCGGCAAACGCGACCACAGCGTGTACCTAACCAAAACCCTGCGCCGAGACCTGAGCAGCTTGCTCGCCATCCGCGAAAGCACCGATGCCGAACACTATCTGGTGGCCGGGCGCAACGACCAAACCCCGATGAGCGCGCGCAACCTGCAGCAGCGGGTGAAAGCCTGGGCGAAAGAAGCCGGGCTCGCGCATCTCGACATCACCCCGCACTACTTCCGCCACACCGCCGCCATGAACCTGCTGCGGCACAGCAGCGCCCGCGAGCCGCTGCGCGTGGTGAAGTCGGCGCTGGGCCACCGCAACATTAACAGCACGTCGATCTACACCGAGGCCAGCCGCGAAGAAGTGGCCGAGGCCATGAACGCCGCCGACCAAGGCCGGCAGCCCCGCATCACGCTGGCGCAACTGCGCCGCGAATACCAACGGAGAACCGCAGCATGAAAACCATCTTATTTTTAGCTGTCGCCCTGCTGGCCGCCCCCAGCTTGGACGCGCAAGACCATTATCTGCAACCGCAAAATCCGCCCGCCGACTACCCAACCCGGCAACTGCTGCAGGCCGCCGAACTGCGAGCCGAGGCCGAAGCCGCCGAGCTGGCCAAGCATTACGAAGAGATGAATGACTATGAGGTAATGCGCGGCGTGGTTTATGAACCCACCGAATAAGCAGCCGCCATTCAAGCTACCTGAAAATTCAACACCCCCTCACACGGAGAACTAAACCATGTATTTCAACCAAGCCCAAAAACGTTTCTTTCAAACCGCCTCCCTGCCGGAAAAGCAGGCGTGGCTGCGCAAAGGCGAGCCGGGAGGGCAGCAGATGAGCCGAGGCTTTGATTTCAATAGTTCGTATTTCGCGCCGTTCCTGCGAGGAATACAGCTAGACGGAGAATTTGAAACCTATTCCGAAGCGGTGGCCGCAGCGCAATGCTATTTGGACGAACTGAAGGCCATGCCTGATTTGCCGGAGCTGGACGAAGAGGCGCTGGGTATCACTACTTTCAATCAGGATTTATCCCGCACGATGAGTGAAGAGAAAAGCTACGGCATCGAACGCGTTATTCACATCGCGGCACAGGCCGAACACATCTGCGATGACTTCGCCCAATTTATCGATGATGAGCTCCCTGAAGAGCGGGTACGGCAGATGTTGGCAGAACAGGCCGGGCGGGCAGATTTCCTCGGTATGCTCGATGCCATTGAAGACGGTGCTTATCCAGACCACGATGAAGTGTTCAGCCTGTTGTACGAAAACGGCCTGATGGGCTGGTTGGTGCAGGCCGCAACGCCGGTGAGTAAGAGAGGTGCTGGCGGCGGCGTGATCTATTCGTGGGGCTGTTATTACACCCAATGGTTCTACGCCGAAAGCTACGAAGCGGCGCTGTGGCAGGTGGATGCCTGGGCGGAGCGGATGCGCGAGCAGGATTTGCAGGAGGGCGAAAAATGAACCGCGCCGCCATCCATCCCTACTTTGGCGACCTAACACGGCAGATTCTGGAGTGCGCTCAAGCCCAACAGAACCGACTCAACAGGAGGGTAGCAACCGCATTGAAGCTGGTTTGGGTGATGGACATACTCCGGCAAGCATTTACGGAAAAAAACATGCTGTGTCATCTAGCTATGGCTATTGAAGATGCGCCAACCTTGGTGGTGTTGGCACAAGACCGCGATTGGACGTATGACGAATTGCTGCAGGCTATCGGTATTGATGATCTGTGCAAAAAGCACAGCCTGCTGGTTGGCATGGTGAGCCGGGACGACGGCCTCTGCCGGCGTATCTACACCGAAGAGGGCGACGGCCCCGGCTTCGATATCTACCTCCTGCCGAAAGAATAAGCATGTATCCCCTTCCCATTCTCGCCCGTTTTGCCACACCGCACCGCTGCTTCGACCATGTGGTGGCCGCCATCCCGGGCATGGTGGTGGCGGTGCCGGAAATTATGATTTCAGGCTGCCTGAAAAACCTGCCTTTGGTTTGCCCCGTGCCGTGGCACGAAATTTGGAGTGTGCTGGACGTAGAGACCGACACCCCGGCCGGATTCGATGCCGACCTGTTTGTGCCGCCGCTGCTGCTCTCGCTGGGCATTGCCGAGCGCAGTTTCCTCAGCGCACCGCTGCCGGAGTACGCCGCCACGGTGTTCAGCCTGCCGGACGGGCTGCGATTGGGCATCAGCAACGACTATGTGCATAAGGTGGTGCAGTCATGAGCCAATCGCCTGCCATGAGCCAGTGGTTCGAGCAGCTGAAGATGCTCGACATCCACCAAGTGGCCGAGAAAATGGGGCTGGAGCGCGACGGCAGCCACGGCAACTACCGCTCCCCCAACCGCCCGGACAAACACCACAGCCTGAGCCTGCACAAGCAGGGCAAATACGGCCAAGGCTGGAAAGACCATGCCACCAACGAAGGCGGCAGCACCATCGACCTCTTAATCTACGGCGGCTTCGCCAACGATCCGATGAGTGCCGCCACCCTGCTCGGCAACTGGTTCGGGCTGCCCAAACCGGCGCCGGAAAACCAAACACCGCGCCAGCTGACCAAGGCCGGTTTCATTGCGCAGAAATGCCTGGCCATGCCCGAGCCGCTGTTCGATTACCTCGCCGGCCGCGGGATTGCCCAAGACGTGATTCAGGCAGCCATCAGCCGCCGCACCGCCGGTTGGAATACCTGGACATCGCCCAAAGTCGCCGCCGGTTCGCCCGGCTACGGCGGCCCCGCCGCCGCCTTCATGGTGTACGACCGCAACGGCGTGTGTGTGGCAGTGGATTTGCGCTATGCCGACGCCGAGCTCAACGGCAATGTGAAAACCCAATGCCAGGGCGAAAAAAGCGGCCACTACTGGACCAGCGACCCGCGCCGGTTGGCTGCCGCCGGTACGGTATACATCGTGGAATCACCCATCAATGCCTTATCGGTGGAGACCGCCTTTGCCCATCATCCGCGTGTGGCGGCGATGGCCATCCGCGGCGTGGCTAATGTGGAAAACATCGATTGGTCGCTGCTGCGCGGTAAACGGGCGCTGATTGCGCTGGACCACACCGACGCCGTGAACCCGAAAACCGGCAAACGCCCCGGCATGGATGCCGCCTACCGGCTCTACGACGCGCTGACCGCCGCCGATGTGGCCGCGCGTATGGTGGATATGATTGATTGGGAGGAAGGCGAAGACATCAACGACGTGCTGCAGCGGCACGGCGCGGAGGAGCTGCTGAAACGCCTGAAACGGCTCGACGGCTGGTTGATTGCCGGTATGCCCAGCCTGCCGGCGCATCAAGTGGAAAAAGGCAAGGGCCGCCGCCGCATCATGCTGCCGGCGCAAGACTGGAACGTGTATTGGCGCTACCGCATCAGCGACGACTTCACCCAGTTTGTGGACGAATTCAAAACCAGCACCGACGAAGACACCGGTGAAGAAAAGCGCAGCGAGACGCTGGGCGATCTGTGCGGCTTCCGGCTGGCCGCCACCAGCCGCCTGAACATCCAAGGCCACCTTGCCACCATCAACGGCAGCACCGACACCCAGCCGGAAGAGGTGTATTGCATATCGGTACAGCAACCGCGCCGCATCACGCTCACCCGCGAAGTCATCCAGAGTGAAAAACTCTACAACCTCGACTGGTGGAAACGGCTCGGCCCGGTGTGGAAGCCGGCGCAGTTCACCCGCATGCTGACCATCATGGAACGCAGTGCCGACTTGGCGGCGCGCGACGTGGTGAATTTTGTGGGGCTGGCGTGGCGCGACGGCTATCTGGCGGCAATGGAAGGGCAGGACACCTTTTTCACCGAACCGGCCAAACAGTGCCTGTACCACAACATGGTATTCCCGCGCGGCTCGCAGCAGCACGCCCGCATGGTGGTGGAAGCCTATCAAGAGACCTTCAAAGAAAACGCCGCCGCCATTGCGCTGGTTTGGGCGTTGGGCTGCCACCTGAAAGCGGTGCTCGGCTTCTATCCACACTTCCAGATGCAGGCCGAGAAAGGTTCTGGCAAATCCAAACTGCTGGAAAGCCTGCAGGCTTCGCTGGCGTTTCAGGTGCTCTCCGGCCAGATGCTGAAAACCGACCACCGCCGCCGTGCTTCGGTGTCCTACACCTCGCACCCGGTGGGCTGGGACGAATATTCCAAACTGCCGAAATCCGCACTCTCCGACATCGACGGCCTGCTGCAATCCACCTACCGCTTCGAATTCACCCGCGTTGGCGCCGCGCTCACGCCCTATCTGATGTGCAGCCCGGTGTTGCTGGCCGGCGAAGAGGTGGACGTGGAGAGCCTGCAGTCGAAAACCTGCCGCAGCACATTGAGCGTGGCCAAGCAGGGCAAAATCATCCCGCACAAGCTGCCGCAGTTCCCGGTGTGGCAATGGCTGCAATACCTCGCTTCGGTCGACCCGGAAACCATCCGCAACCTGCACGGCAAATGGACGGACTACTGCGCCGCCCGCGCCAGCGGCGACAGCACCGACGCCACCGCGCGCCGTATGCAGGAAAACTACGCCGCGGTGCTGACTGCCTGGGCTTTGCTGTCCGACTATGCCGATTTCGCCCAAGAACAGGGCGGCTTCATCGAAGACACCATCGCCGAAATGAACAGCCACCTGATGGACACCGACGGCACCCGCCTGCCGTGGGTGTGGATTATGGAAATCCTGCTCTCCGAGCTGGACGCCAAACGCTACGACCACCCCTTCTTATGGGAGCGCGACCACCAGCACGGCTGGGTGCTGTTCCTGCGCCCCAACCACGTGATGGACCACATCGGCACCGCCAACCACCTGCGCGACAAGTTCAACCACCTGCCCATCAAAACCGGGCGCATTTTCAAACGCCAGCTGATGGCCAGCGGCGTGGTGGTGCCGGGATTGGAAGACGTGGAGCGCTCGATACAAGGCAAACGCACCGCCCACCTGACCGGCATCTCGCTGGCCAAACTGGAAAAACTCGGCCTGTATGCCACCCCGTGGGAACCGGCCATGAAAGACGGTATTTAGCCGCCACCGCGCCTGAAGGATTCAGGCTTTATTTGGAGATAGAAAGAATGCAAGCAAGCGAATTAAAAACCACCGGCAAACAGCTTTTTAAAGTCTGTTTGGGCGGCGAATCAGGTGATTTATGCAAAATCGAAGTAGCGATTGATTTCGATATGCCGGACGTAAGGAAAAACATCATTGGTATGAGTTTATTTTGGCACGGCTGCCCAAGTGCCGATGCACCGTTTGAGGTACACCTGCAGGCGTGGCTGCAGAAACTAGCCAACTACTGTTTCTACAACACGATAGGCGAAGACTGGTGGCATGATGATTTAGTCGAATCTTTCAATAAGGCAGAGGGCTATATCCCGCTAGATGGTTCACGCGGCATTTTGCTTAAGTCATCGTGGATTAGGGAAATATATGACAAAGAATTCGAAATTGTAGAAAACACGGAATACGAAGGCCAAGTCGAACCGAATTAAAACCCGCTATTTAACACAGGAAAAAGCAATATGAAAATCACATACAACCCACCACGCCCCAGCGTGAATTACGAAATCAAACTGCAGGCCGCTTGCGAGCTGCTGAAAAACAGCCCCAAACTACGACCGGATACGGATGATGAAGCCGCGTTTAATCGCGCTGCTGATGACCTCGCCATGTGCGGCGACGAATATTGGGACGGCTATGAGCTGGCCAAACACCTAGAGTACCACGCTGGCTGGGACATCACGTCGGATATAGTGGAGGAATTGGAGGATTACCACATTTATATTGACCGCTTCCTGCTACGCGAAGAAAAAAAATGGGCGGAAGAGCATCAAATCCAGCCGCCATTCCCGATCGGCAGCCGCGTGCGGGTTCCATATGGGTTTGAAAGAGTAACCGCCACCATCACCGCCCTGTACGCATACGAGCCAGCCCGCTATCTGGTAAAACGCGACGAGCAGCCAGAAGACGACACCTTCCGCAGCATCATCAAATTTGAAGACGCCGAACTGCTGGAGGAGGGACAGTCATGAACCGCCTGCAACGCCGCCAAGCCGAGCGGCAGGCCGCGCGCAAACCGGGCGCGCCCGCCCGTACCTTGCGCCAGCCGCACGCGCAAAACCGCCTGCTCTTGCTAAAAAACCCGCAAAGGCTGCCTGAAACCGCCCTGCTCGATTCGCGCATCAAGCTGCATCTGTATCTGTTGCAGCTCAAACAGGCGCACGATGTGGACGGGGTGCGCTACTTCCAACACTTCCTCGACCACATCCGCACCATGTGCCTACTGCAAGAGCGTCCGAAATACAAAGAGGCCGCCGAGAAGGCGCAGCAGGAGTTGGAAGCCAGCCCTGAAGACGGCCCGCGCCGCTTCCCGTGGTTGAGTGCGCTGGTGGACAGCTTCGACCGCGAAATGGAGCACACCAGTGCCACCCTGCTGGTGGAATGCAACGACCACGCCGCCGCCTGCGGACAGCTGGCCTGTATCGCCGTCATCATCGCCCTGCCGGACTACACCGCCGCCGCGCTGAAACAGCTGCTTGCCGGCGGCACACTGAAGGCCGCTGCCGAGAAGGCCGGCGCCAGCCAGGCGGAATTGAAGAAAAACTGCCTGATCATGCTGCACCAGCTGCACAACCTGCTGTGGGCTGAGGTGGATTTCGCGCGGCCGTGGACACTCACCGCCGCCCGCCGCCACAAACAAATCTACCTGCAGGCCATCGACCAACTGAAAAGCGTGGCCGGCCAGGCCGCCGCACGCGTGGCCGACTTCCGCCGCCTGTTCGGCGTGGCGCTGGTCAACCTTGATGCTTTTATTAAAACTGCTTAAAAGGGGTATTCCGATGAATCAATTCAAATTCGGCGACCGTGTACAAGATGCAGACGGCAAGCAGTTTGTTTTCCTGCGCAGCTTCCTATCAAGCTGTACTGTAGCGGGAGAGGACGGCCGTACCTACGACTACCTAACCAACCGGCTGCAACCCATCCCCCATCCAGACACCGAGCGCATCGACTGGCTAGCCACACAAGACGATATCGATATCACACTAGGCAACACCGTCCAACTAAAGCCCTGCCTGCGGGCGAATATCGATGCCGCCATGCAGGAGCAGGCCGCCGCGGAATCAGAGGCTACCTGAAATGCCATCTATCCTAGATCCCTGCTGCGGCAGCCGCATGATGTGGTTTAACAAGCAAGACCAACGCTGCCTGTTCGGTGACGCCCGCGCCGAAACCCATCTGCTCAAAGACCGCCAGTATCTCCGCCATTTGGAAATCCGCCCGGACGTGCAGCTCGACTTTACTGCGCTGCCGTTCCCGGACGGTCAGTTTAAGCTAGTGGTGCTCGACCCACCTCACCTTGTCCATGCCGGGCGGAAATCATGGTTGGCCAAAAAATACGGTACGCTTGGATCGGACTGGCGCGAAGACCTGCACCGCGCCTTCGCCGAATGTTTCCGCGTGTTGGAAGACGGTGGCGTGCTGATTTTCAAATGGAACGAAAACCAAATCCCCGTGAAAGAGATATTGGCTTTGACCGACCAACAGCCGCTGTTTGGGCATACCACCATGAAACACAAACGAAACCAAACACAGACGCATTGGTTTACTTTCATGAAGGAGGCTCCTTGAAAATGGAAAATAAACCTCAAAGAGATGCAGCAAAACAGGAAATACCCAGCTTGGCGCGCCAAGTTTTTGAAATATGGTTCAATGCGCTGGTTAAATATGAGCCGGATGCTTTGAATGACGTGATGGAGACTGCATGGAAGGCGTGGAGTGAGCAGGCGGAACGGACGGCACATGAATGCAACCATGCTTATTTGGCCGGTGTGGCCGATGGATTGAAAGATTGGAGCTGGATTGGTGTGAAATACAGGCTGCCTGAAAAAGAAGGCGATTATTTAGTCAGTGCTGCCGGTTGTGAAGCGAGGATCTGCCAGTTTAACGGGAAGAAATTCTTTTATATGGAATATGATAATGACTGGGACATGGTGGAAGTGAGCTTTGATCCCGACTATTGGATGCCGCTGCCTATAGGCCCACAGGTAAAGGGGTTGGGGGAATGAGCAGCTGCCTATCCTGCCTGCATTGGTGCACTTATGAAAAAGGCTCGGATGAAGCGGACCGCACTACGCCGATGCTGCGCCATGATATGGCGCCCTGCGCCCTGGGCGAGCCGTGGAACTACCTGCCGCAGCGCCATCCGGCCTGTTCGCGCTATCAGGCACTGCCGGCAGCCGGACAAGCAAAACGCGCCCGCTGGATAGCGGACGCGAAATTGCAATGTTACAGAAAATAAACGCATGAAAGGAGAATATTCACTTAAAGAGCCATCACGAATAAGACGGCGGCGGTTGGTGTGCGCGAACACGCCTTCCGCCAGCCTCAGCAGAGCGAGCCTGCATCAGCCCGTGGCCGCCACCCGATCAGGCGGCCTGATTCTAACCCAATAGAAGGAATCACGCCAATGCAGTATAGACTTGTGCGCGAACTCCGCTGCCCGCGCTGTGGTAAATTATTGGCCCGCTGCAGCCAGGGCAAGGCGGTGGTGCAGATTAAATGCACCCGCTGCGGTTTCCTCGCTGCATTCAATTAACCAGAACGCCCGTGAGCGTCATTTTTTATGAAAGGACGCTTTATGGGCGTTTTATCGTATAAACCGCTGCCCCTGATTCCTTGGATGGGTGGTAAACGGCGGCTGGCCAAACAGCTGCTGCCTTTATTTCCCGAACATAGCTGCTACGTCGAGCTTTTCGCCGGCGGGGCAGCCTTGTTCTTTCTGCGCCCGGAGCCAGCACGCACGGAGGTGTTGAATGACATCAACGGCGAGCTGGTGAACCTGTACCGGGTGGTGCAGCATCATTTCGATGAGTTTGTGCGCCAGTTCGACTGTGTGCTCACGGCACGGGATACTTTTGCACTTTGTCAGGCTACGCCGGCAGGCTGCCTGACGGATATTCAGCGGGCTGCGCGCTTTTTCTTCCTGCAGCACACGGCTTTCGGCGGGAAAACCCACAAGCAGCATTTTGGCACGGCCACCACCGACCGCGCGTTTAATGCGGCCAATGTGCGCCATAAGATTCAGGCGGCTCAGAAACGGCTGGGCGGGGTGTATATCGAGCATGAGCGGTGGCAGGACTGTTTGACCCGATATGACCGACCGCACACCTTCTTTTATGCCGATCCGCCGTATTGGCAGGCGGCTGATTACGAATCTTCGTTCTCTTGGCAAGACTATGAGGCGCTGGCTGCGCGTATGCGCACCATGCAGGGCCGCCTGCTGCTGTCAATTAACGACCATCCCGACATCCGCGCGCTGTTTGCCGGTTTCCGTACTATAGAGCTGGAACTGGCTTATTCAATCAGCCGGGAAAAGACGGGGAAGGCCAGCCGCGAGCTAGCCATCTGTAATTGGTAACTTCCTTCCAAATGCGCCCGAAGCCCGGGCGCTTCTTTTTTAGGGTATGACTTCGCTTTTCCTACCATTCTTTACATTCGGCTTTTTCGGCTTTGGCGGGCTGTTGCATAAAAAACAGGCTAAAAAGGCCGTTATCGCCAAAAGATTGGCGCAGTTTCAAAAAAAACTTGTGGATTTTCGCCTTGTTTTCACTTAACTGATTGATTTATTGTAAATCAGCTTCCACAGTTTTGCTTTTTAATCCACAGTTTCGCTTCTATATTCCACAGTTTCGACATTTTGTATGTGGATGGGTTTTGCGCCGTTTTGCCCGTTTATCATTATTTATTTTAATTTTTTCAAAAAGATAAAGAGATAAAGAGCGGAGAAAATAGGAAATGGTGTGTCCACGGAAAATAGGGTTGCTTAAAAAATAGTCCACGGAATTGTTGGTGCATCCACGGGTTTTTTGTGGATTTCCGTAGATTGTAAGCTGCTGATTAAATATAATATTATCTGTAATCTTTCCTTTATCCACGGAATCACGGCCGTTTTTGCTAGTGGTTCCCCGAAACAGTATGCAAACCGTCTACGAAGCCTTCTTATTATTCAAAGCCGAAAACCAAGGTAAAGCCGACCGCACCATTGCCGCCTACCGCGACATTCTGCAGCGTTTCGACACTTGGCTCGACGGCAAGCTGCCTGAAAGTGTCAGCGCCGACGACTTGTTGGTGTTCACCGGCCCGTATCTGCACCGCAGCAAGCTCAGACCCATCAGCCGCCGACCATACATTGCCTGCCTGCGTGAGTTTTACCGCTGGCTGCACAGTGTGGTGCACCGCATCCCCGCCAACCCAGCGGAAAATCTCGACTACCCGGAAACCGGGCGCAAGCTGCCTACTTTCCTCACGCTCGATAATGCCGAAAAGCTGATCTGGGCGCCGGATTTAGAGACCTTCACCGGCGTGCGGGATGCGGCCATCATCTCCGTGCTGCTCGGCTGCGGCTTGCGCGTGGCTGGGGTGGTTGGCTTGAACGAGAGCAACCTGCAGACCCAGATCATCGACCGCGAGCCGCGCCTGTGCCTGCGCACACTGGAAAAGGGCAGCAAAGAGCGCCTGCTGCCTGTGCCGCGCGAAGCCGACCTGCTGCTGCGTATTTATCTGGAGCATGACGAGCTGAAAAGTATCGATCGCAGCCTGCCGGACGGCGACCGGGTGCTGTTCGTGACCACCAACAACCGCCATTGCCCCGAACACCAATACCACGGCGAGCGCCGCCGCTTCACCACCCGCGGCCTGCATGCCATGATTCGCCGCCTCGGCCTGCGTGCCGGCATCCCAGCCAACCAGTTGCACCCACACGCCCTGCGCCACCTGTACGGCACCGAGCTGGCCGAGAGCGACGTGCAGGATGGCGTCCGCCAGCAACTGCTCGGGCACAGTGACCCACGCAGCACCCAGATTTACACCCACCTCGCCACCCGGAAGCTGACAGGTGATGTTGACCGCGGTAATCCTCTGGCAAAAATTAAAACGCCAGTTACAGAACTGCTCGGGAAATTACCACGTCCATAGAAGCCTCTTTTAGGTCTCTTTTGATTCCTACAACTCATAGTGGCGGAACCACTTTCTTGCCACCAATCTATGATAGACGGTGCTTCCAGCAGTTCCACAAACTGACCCTAAGAACGGGCTAAAACAAACTGATTCCTACAACTCAACACTTCGCATAACACCAAAGAGCGAAGTTCAGCCACAGCAACACAAGGACAAAACGAAGATGAAACCGACAGAAAAGCGAAGTCATAGCCACGGAACTGCACGGTCAGCAGGGGTGGGGGCTCGGCAAGACACCTCGCAGCCTCCCGCCCAGGGGGGTGGGTACCTAGATACCTACAGGTTTTGTGAACTTGAAAAATCGGATTATGCTGTCGAAAAAATCGACCCGCGGCTAAAAGACTTGCATCAAATCGGGCTGAATCCGACCCTGCTAAAAGTAGCAGCCGCCATCGGCGTGGATAATTTTTTAAAGATGTGGGAAATTTTGGACAACGACGAGCATTTGCGGATGGACTGGGGCGGGATTATGGTAAGAATCCGCGCCTTTAAATCCTATCGCCGTTATTTGAGGAATCGACATATCGTGATGCTGCACAAAAATAATGACAAGGTTGGGATGACAAAGATAGCTAAAAAGGCTACTGAAAATTTGGGAGAGAGGATTCACCCTTCACAGATTTACAAGATTGTCGCCAAAAGCGAGAGTTAGATTTCTTGGTGTGAAAGATTTCGGGGGGATGGATGTGAATTTTCTGAGTTCGTAGTACGGAAAGTACGGCGTGCCAACTTTCCGTACTATGAACCCCTATAGAATCATTGATAATTCGTTCCGGGTTGTAGTGTATAACCACTTCAGTGGGATTTATATCAATTTTCCTGATAAAGCTCTGCAATAAAATGCGGAGCTTTTTTTCATTTGCAGTATTCAGGAGGATAGTTTTCAGCGTGCGTAATGCGCTGTCGACATCAATCTCCGGGATTGCATCGACATCGGGCGCGCCCGCCAGCTTGTCGAGTTCGATGAGCAGGGTTTGTTCCCGTTCATCATAACCGGCCACGCGCTCAAGCAGGGAGCGGCTGTCTGAACCGGACAGCCCTGATTCCACCAGTTCGAATAGGGTATTGCGGCGGCGGCGTAGTTCGGTGAGTTCTTGCTGCAGTAGTTTGCGCTGCTCGGCATTATTGGTACGTTTTTCGACGTATTTCCGATAAGCCTCACCAATAAAATCGCTGACCACTTCTTGGGTAAGCAGTTTGTCGACCACAATATTTAGCAGGTAGTCATCCAGCTTTTCGGCCGATATGCGGCGCGATATGCAATTGCAACCTTTCTTGAAGCCGCTGCAGTTGTAGTAATTGTAGCGACGTTTGGTTTTACTGGTAGCGGTTTCAATGCTCATGGCCTTGCCGCAGTGACCGCACCGCAGTAAACCGGTGAATAGGAAACGGCTGGAAGGGCTGCCGGTTTGCTTATAATCCGGCCGGTAGCGTTTTTGTACGGCTTCGAAATCTTTTTCCGAAACCAACGGCTCGTGGGTTTGCCGAATAATCCACTCTTCCGGCGGGTTGGGTTTGTTGCCGCTGCGTTTGTTATACACGGTCTGACCGATGTAGACACGGTTTTTCAGCATATGCGACAGACTGGCGGCCTGCCATTCGGCCCCGCGCCGGGTATGACCGCGTCCAGTAAAGCTGCGGGCGATGGCAATGGCACCCTCCCCCGCCGCAAAACGGCGGAAGGCTTCCTGCACCAGTGTTTTTTCGGCATCGTTCGGCACCAGTTTACGGCGTTTGCCCTGGCTGGTTATTTGATAGCCGAACGGTGCGCGCCCGCCGTTAAACCAGCCTTCTTCCGCGTTTTTCAACATGGCGCGGCGGGTGTCGCGACTGATTTGGCGCGATACCTGCTCATCCATAATCTCCATAATCGAATCGGTGAACCAGCCCTCGTCGGTGTCGCTATCGATATTCATCGATGCATATACCAGGCGGGTGCCGCTTTCACGCAGCAGCAGTTTGTAGCGGGCGGCATCCAACTTATTACGGGCGAAACGGGAGGTGGACCAGACGATGAAGTAGTCCACATCGTTTACCGCACAATAATGAATCGCGCGTTGAAATGCCTGCCTCTTCACAGCCGAAGTACCGGTAATACCCTCATCGCGGAATATCTGCAGCACGCTGGCACCGAGCTCTTGGGCTTTCTTTTTGCATTGATCTGTCTGGGCATCGATTGAAATGCCCTCGTCGGCTTGGCGGGTGGTACTGACCCGCACATAGATGATTGCTCGTTTCATGATTTCCCTTCCTGTGTAGGGTGGATTTTACTGCCTATCCTGTGCCAAAAATACCCCTGTTTTGTTCTTGTCTTTGGTCGTTTAATGCCCGTATGACCGACCATTCTTCCCAATCCCTCGATACCGTTGTTTTCCGCTGCGCCGCCTGCAAGCACACCTTCGAGTGCGCCCCGCAGACGGTGCGGGATGCACCTGAATGCGAGTGGCACCCGTTTGCCTATCAGGCAGCCTGCCCGAAATGCGGGGAGACCTGTGCCCAGGCGGCCTGGCACCGCAATCTGATGAAGGGCTGGGCAAATGCCACCGGTCCGAAGACGCCGGAAGGCAAGGCGGCGGTGCGTAAGAATCTGGAAGGCCACCCGACGCCGGAGGAAACACGAAGGACCCGCTTCAATGCGCTCAAGCACGGCATGAATGCCCGCACCGCCACCTATT